CACCTGTTCTGGCCATAACTTCTTTTTGTTGATTAGCATAAGCAATGACTTCATCACAAAATTTAGGTGTTAACACACCACTAAAATACCAATAGTAATTAGATATATTCATAGGTTATTGTTTGCACAAAATTCAAACTATCCTTTTGATTATTGGTTAAGTAATACATATTGGTTGATGGAAACATAATAAACATATTATTTTTAAGTGATATATCCAAAGATCTACCTTTACGTCTATTATCTTCATAATGTATTCGAACACTACAGTCTTTAACTTTAACACCATATAGTAATGTATAATCTGGTGAGTTTCGTAAATCTACTGGATCTATATTTAATAATGGAATTGTAGTCTCTTGAGGTTTGTAGATGTTACCCCACGTTTCTTTGTTAATTAAATTGATATCATATTCAAGACCAACGTGATCTCGCATATATGTATTTAACATATCCCAAGTTCTTGAAAATGGAAAATCTTTGTTTTGAATTACTGATTGTAAAATGTCACCTGATAACTTATCTCGGTCAATGTCCCAATCTTTAGGCATTGCCACATCACCATAATATAGAGCTTGCTCTGTTAATACTTTCTTATGCATACCACCACCATTTTTAATTTATGCGTTTTGATCTGTCAAGTCCCAAGATTGATTAGCTTCATTCCAGACGTAACTCCATCTGTGAGTATCTGCTGTATTTTGTGATTCTTGTTCAGCTGTTAATGCTGGAGCATCACCGATTGGTGATTTCCATTGTGCAGCTGTATTATCTTTTACCCAAGATGCGTAAGGTTTTTTAGGCCAAAAGATTTGATTATCTTCATCCCATTCATAACCTATACCTGCATAGTTCCCTCTAAATGCTTTTGAATTATCACCAGATTTATGCGTATTGTGTATTGTATTATATGAAGTTTGAATCCACATCTGTGCAGGCCAATTATTGTGTTTTTCTAAATATTGTTGACCTACTGATTCATCTTCAACACCATCGGCATTTAACATATCTTTATTATCAAGTGTTAACACTTGGATAATCTTTCCGTTAGATCCTAGTTTTGCAAAATGTGCCATAATGTTTCTCCTTATATATTAATTTTAATTACCATTCAACTATTGAAATTTATACCTTATTATTACTATTCCAGAACCACCAGTTCCAGAACCAATACAATCATTACCACCAGATCCACCGCCACCGCCAGTGTTTACAGTTCCTGCTCCTCCAGTTGGGTTTGCACCAGCTTTACCACCACCTGCTCCTCCAGCTCCAAAATTACTACCACTTTGTACACCACCACCTCCACCACCAGAAAAATATCTTCCATTGGGTGCCAAAGGACTTGGTGAACATCCATAACTCGGTGCTGTTGGACCAATAAATGCATTTGGAATAAATGATCCTGCACCACCAGCACCACCTTGTAACGGATTTATTCCGTTTTGTCCTGCAGCGCCTGCACCTCCGCCACCGCCACCAGATCTATTACCACCTGTCATATTTCCAGCGCCTCCATTATTTCCTTGAGGTGGACTTACTGGAGGTGTATTTCCTGTGCTAGCAGCTCCGGGACCACAGTTACCTGTAGCTCCTCCACCAGAACCACCATTCATAGCTGGAACAGGATTATATCCTGGAGAACCACAAACTGAATTGTTTCCTGGTCTTCCTGCTCCACCACCTGCAGATGTTATTGTTGAAAAACTTGAAAGAGAACCAGGTTTAATAGGACCAAGTTTACTTTCGCTTCCACCACCTGCACCAACCACAATTGGATAACCTTGCGCTGATACTGGTAGATTTGCAGGTGCATTTAAAGGTGAAGCACCTGGTAAAGCTGTTCTAGTTCTAAAACCTCCAGCTCCACCGGCACCGGCTGAACCATTCTGTCCTGTTCCACCTGCTCCACCACCACCGACCACTAAATATTCCACGGCATTTGATCCTGCAGCATTACCTCCACAAGATACGCAAAAAGTTCCTGGCCCTGTAAATATATGAACTTTATGACTACAAACTGTAAGTGTTGTATTACCACCAGTTGCTGTAACAAATTTAGATGTAGGTGCATCATCTTGTAATCCTGAATCTGTTACTAACCAACCCCTTGTTGAATCAATAAAAACTAATGTAACTGCTAATCCTTCTGTGTCTAAAACTGCATTATCAGTTGCACCACCAATTTTATCTGAACCATTTTGAACTAATGTTAATGCGCTTGTATCAAAAGTATTTCTGTAATCTTTAAATCCTACAACTGCTCCTGCAGTTCCTGCAGGAAGATTAACTGATATTGGTCCTCCATTTGTATCTACAAAATATCCTTCACCATTTACTGCTGTAAAGCCTGATGTTTTAACAGTCGTTTGCCAGTTAACAGCACCTGTTGCTCCAAAACCATTTGCTGTTCCAGCATTTGTTATTGTTGCACCAGCAGGAATTGTAATAGTGTCTCCACTATCTCCTAACTGAACCGTACCACAATTTGTTCTTGGACTAATTTTATTTACTTTTACTTCACTCATAATCTACCTATTGAAATTTGTACCTTATTATTACTATACCAGATCCACCTGAACCACTAGAGCTGTTTGAATTACTCCCTTTATAACCACCACCTCCACCACCACTTCCAGTATTAACAGTTGCACTAGCTGCAACTTCAGCTCCACCAGCATTGTAACCACCACCAGTTCCTCCACCACCAGTTCCTCCAGCAGCTCCTGCTCCAGGTGTAGCATTTCCTCCACCTCCACCACCTCCGGCTCTTGTTGTTGGTGTACCATTTATTGTTGAAGCTAATCCATTACCACCGCCACCACCTGCGTTTGATCCTCCAGTCGGAGAGGTTCCTGGACCAGAAACTCCACCAGCAGCACCTGCACCACCACCTCCGCCAGCTCCTTTACTATTTGGAGCACCAGATGGTCCAGTCAATCCACCAGGATTTCCTTGTGGGGGACTTACGGATGGAGTATTACCTGCTGCACCAGCTTCACAATAAGCAGCGCCACCACCACCAGATCCTCCTGCTAATGCAGGAGTTGGTGATGTTTGTCCTCCACCACCTCCACCACCTGCAGATGTTATTGTTGAAAAAGTTGAAACTGCTCCTGGATTACCTGCAGTATGAGAGCAACCATCAGGTCCACCTGCTCCTCCACCACCAACAGCTATTGGAAAACCTGTTGCTGTAACTGGTAAAGCTGATGCACCTAAAGGACTTGGTCCAGCAGAATAACAACCTGATGCTGTTCCATTTGAAAATCTATAGCCCCCTGATCCGCCACCACCACGACCATATCCACCTCCACCACCAGATCCACCGCTAGCACCACCAGCAATTACCAAATAATCTACTGTGTTAGAGCCACTTGAATTTCCTGCACACGAGACGCAAAAAGTTCCTGGGCCTGTGAAAGTATGGACTTTAAAATTTGTACAAACTGTACTTATTGTTCCACCTGTTGCGGTGACAAATGCTGGTGGAACAATTGAATCTTCATTATTATTAACTGGTACCCATCCTTGAGTGGCGTCTACATAAACTAAAGTTCTTGCTTCTCTATTAGTTGTAATTTCAACGTCCACTGCTACTCCTTGAATATTAGAACCATTTCTTGCTATAATAATTTTATTTGTTGCAGCTGTTCCTGCATAATCTGCTATCGCCACAATATTTCCTGCACTCGGTGATGAAGGTAGTGTTACCGTAATATTAGAGCCACCACTTGTATCAACAAAAAAACCATCACCATTCGTAGCTGTAAAATCTGTTGTTTTTTTAGTTGTATTCCAGTCTACCGTTCCAGTTCTACCAAAACCTGTCTGTGATGCACCTGATGCCAAAGCAACGGTTTTTCCGCAACCACCTACAGTTAATGTAGATCCTGATTCTGTTGTTATTGTATTTACTTTAATTGTACTTGTCATAATTATGCTTTTTTATATCTTATTACTACTATACCTGATCCACCAGCGCCACCTAAACCATTAGTTGGACCATTTCCACCACCTCCGCCACCAGTGTTTGCTGTTCCAACTCCTCCTGGCGCATTATTAGCTGAACCGGCTCCACCACCACCAGATCCACCAGATCCACCTGCAGTTCCACCACCGCCTCCGCCACCACCAGAGAAATTAGTTGATGGACTTCCTGATGCTGGAGCAATTGCTGTTGTAGCACCTGCGCCACCATATCCGCCAGTTCCAGATGTACCACTATTACCAGCTGCTGTTGCACCACCACCGCCTGCTTGTTGATTTGTACCAGGTGCTGACGATCCTCCGACATTACCTTGAGGGGGACTAACGGGTGGTGTATTTCCAGCTCCCGCATTTGTACCACTTCCAGGGGGATTTGATCCAGATCCACCGCCGCTACCACCAGCTTGACCATCATAACCTGGATGACCTCCACCACCTCCGCCACCAGCTGATGTTATTGTTGAAAAACTAGAAGTAGACCCACTACCTCCTTCTCCTATTGATGATGTAGTTGCTGCGCCACCACCTACTGTTATTGGAAAATCTGTAGCAGTGACTGTTATTGGACCTGCGCCTTCTAAAGGACTTGCTGTATATGGTGTAGTAGGACTTTTATCTTCTCTAAATCCACCTGCACCACCACCTGATCCATAATTATTACCTCTACCACCTGCACCACCACCTGCAACTACCATATATGAAACTTGATTGTTTGCTGCACAAACTGCTAATGCAGAAACAGAAAATGTACCTGGCCCTGTAAATGTATGTATTCTACAGTTTCCTGAACAAGTAATTGTTCCACCTGTAGCCGATATAAAATTTGAACCCGCATCTGAAAAAACATTATCTTGAATTGATCTCCAACCAACTGTTGAATCAACATAAACTAAAGTAATTCCTTCTCCTTCTGTTGTAAGTTTTATTGAACCTACACCAGTATTAATTTTTTCTGAACCATTTGGAGTAACAGTTAAATTACCTGTATCAAATGTATTTCTATAATCTTGTAAAGAAACTATTGCACCTGCTGAACCTGCAGGTAAATTAACTGTAAAAGCACCACTATTAGTGTCACAAAAAAATCCTTGTCCATTAACTGCTGTAAAAGTTGATGTTTTTATTGAACCTGTCTGCCAATCAACAGTTCCTGTTCTACCAAATCCTGTTTGAGATGCACCTGATGCTAACGCTACAGTTCCACC